CTTGAGAAAGCCATATCTATGCCTCCCTACAAGTTATTTTTACGATTCCAGAGTCCTGAATCGAGACTGCGCCAGCGCCGAATTGAGACGCGACGAGCCACGAAGTTTTCTCCGGAATGTAATCGATACGAGAAGTTTGGTTCATCGATATACCCATGCCCATACATTCCTTATGGAAAGCATAACATGAACGATCATTAGAACCATCCTTTGTCAAAGAACCTTCATCCCGATCACCAATCGAGACAACATTAAAGCCGAGCCAGGTTCCCAGAGTCCCATCAACGAGAGCACGAATCGTGTTATAATCTGAGCTCTGTACGGTAGTCTGGCCTAGTAAGGCACTTAGATTGTTCGTATGGATTAGGAGGGTTCTATTGTCCGGTGGGACATTGGCCGCGTCAAGTACCTTTTTCGCGGCACGGATCTTTCCGGTATTAAGGTCGCTGGCTGACCCAGCAGCACCGGACTCGGCAATCGTATTGGCTACCGTGCCAGGTGAACTAGCTGCATCAAACGCATCGATCACTACCTGATCCATCCTTCGGCCAATCGCGTTACCAACCGATTGCGCCAACTCGTTGCGCTCCTGGAAGTTAATGTGAGATTGCTGAAAGATGTCACTGTACTCTGCTGCGATATAGTCTGTCATGGTCGCAGTCACTTGGCTGTAAGTGAGATTTAATGGCGTGACATCGGTCTGGGGAGTCCTTACGGTCGCCTGACCTGTACCGAGCACATTAAATTTAACTGTGGTGCCTTCGACGGATCTCTCTCGAGTTAGTCCGGCTAAACTACGCGCCGCCTGGTATGCCTGGCGGAGTTCTGCGTCGTAAAGCGTAACGAAGGCGGTCGAGACTGATAATGCCATCGTGTCCTCAAAATTTTTGAGGTTTAAACGCGGCGGTTGTCCGTTGGGGCCGACACTTGCGCGGGGCTGCGCCTATTTTGCTAATGCCGGCCTAGAGGTTATCGGCGGAGGATACTATATGGTGTTCTCCAATCAGGTGTCTATGTAAAATCAAGTTATTTCGGACGTTGTTCCCCCGACATAGCATAAGCCATGTCCTCCACTTTTCTCGTGTGAGCTCGTCCCGCCGCTGTATCTTGTCCATACAACGGATCCGCCATCGCCGACGTGAAGTCATCCATGTTCGTTGTTGGTATTTCGGTCGAGGCCACAGTCGGAACATTAGGTTCATTATACGAGCGCCGAATCTTGTTCATTGCCGAGACATATAGCGCGGATCTCGATGCTTGTCCCAGAGCTCCTAATTCATCATCACTAAGAACTCCTGTTTTATTTAATTTGTGGAACCACGTTTCCATATTCTCGATAATTCTATCAGAATTACGACCTAATTTCAGACGTTCGTGGGCTTCCGCATCCTTGACTGCCTCAGAAAGCGCACCTTGCGCCTCGAGGTAAATTTTAAGGGTGCGCTCGACTACGGATTGTGAAAGTCCTTCGTCTTTTGCCATATCCAGATAATTAATAAGCACTGGATCATCCTTGAATATCTCCTGATCTGGCTCACTCAGTCCTTTGGTAATGTCCTCGAGGTCGTATTTCCCGTCTTTTGGCGGCTTATGCTTCCCCGTATCCATTTTTTTACGGAGCTCTGAATAGCCTTTTGCCAGTTGTTCAGTATCGACCTCACCCTTTTTCTCATCCCAGAATTGCTCGGGGATGTTTTCTGGGCGTTCGATAGCTGGAGTTTCTTTTGCCGGCTCAACTTTATCCTCCGCATCCGGATCCGGATTGAGATGCGGGACATTGGATGGCTCTTCTTCTATCTCTGTCTGTCCAGAGGGTTTAAGGTTTAATAAACTTTGATTATCGTCGGTACTGGCCGGTTGGTTTTCAGTTTCGACGGTCGCTGTTTCTTCACTCATCTACAATATTCCTCGCTCTGTTAATCCTGCGTTCTATGTCTCTGACCAGAGAGTTCTGTCCTTCCCTCGCAAACCCATAGGAGGAATCCTCCCCTGGGCTCCAGGTAGGTTGTTCTATTGTTATTCGACGTAAATGCTCGAGCACTTCTCGGCCGGTTTTAGTAGCAAAGGTCTTTAGATACTTCTTATCGAGTTCATCAACTTTGTCAATCGACACTACATTACCGCTGACCTCTTCCCAACCTGTCATTTTTACCCCCTATTGTGGAGCGGCAATAGCTGGACCCCCTTGAGATTGCTGTGCCATCTGCTCCATCTGTTGTTTCGCCATCAGCATCATCTCAGCCTTTTGCTCCGGCGAATTTAAAATCTTCTGTGGAACACCCAGGCGATCAGCAACAAACGCGATTAGTTCGTCCTGGTTAATCGAGAGCATCCCGTTTGGTCCCATCCCGCCGGCTAACTGCATAAATTGCATCACAGAGTTTAGATCCTCCTGTGCCTGGGCTCTAGCTAACGGTGAAATGGGGACAACCTTGATTTCACGGCCGTCAACCCGCATCGGCATATCGATAATATTCTGCTCGTCCATCACCCTCAGAATCCTGGAAGTTATGGGAATTAGGGCTTCTGTAAGCAGCCGACCAAAGGCTGACCCTAAATTTTGAGCTAGCTCGGCCATTCTGGAATTTATTTCTGTGGCCGAACGCGCTGACGCGGAATCCGGAGGCAGCGTGTCATCGAGCATGATTTTCTTGATCCCCATCGACAAATCATTGATGACAATCTGCGCCAGGTTAAAGTCACCGGAGCGCGGTAACGGAGCAAGTGATGCCCCCTGGGGACCGCCATTTCTGGCAACAGGGATGATTGCTCCTGGCTGAATCCGAATAGTTGAAGGATTTAACACCCCATCATCCGCCGCCGTGTACATCCCAGAGATCGCAATACTCGCGTTCTGCAACAGCATTTTTTTAGTGTGGTTGATGGTCTTGATATCTGGCAATGCCGATAATAATGGGCCTCTCCCCCAGATTTCGCCAGCGCAGACAATATACCTGGCGATAATCCACGGGGATGATTCTAACACCCGATACACTAACTCGGATTTCTGTTGAGGCCAAATGATGTGGTAGCACCAGTAATCGTCCTCGGGGATGTAAATTGTTGCTTCGAGCAGATCGATATCATCTGTTGGTTTGGTTTTTATTTTTTCAGCCAATGGCTCGGGAATTTTAGCATCCGACCACTGCTGTTGGATGGCCTCACCCTTGATGCGTATTTTTCGATATACATTATCGATTTTTCCGTGTGGGCCTTGCTCGAGAGCCACCAGAAATGGGGGGACTGCCTCGAACCGGATGGGTGTGACATCATCGCCGCCCTGGATTAGCATGACGCCGGTCCCGACTGCCAGATCCAGGAGGAACTCGGACATCGCCAGATCGAAATTCGTCTGCCGGATGACCTCGAACATCTTATCGGTATAAAGATCGAGGGCTCTGTTCAGTCCGTCGATCTGTTCTACCGGAACATCTGTCCCAGATTGCAACGAGCACCAGTTTCGATATGGCGGGAATATGGCGGATTGTAAGCGATTCGCAAATCGTTGTGTCGAGTTGATCGCCGTCGAGTCAAATACGTTATCCATTTTTGACTGACCGCGCCCACCGCCTTCATAATGACCGTAAAGATTACGCTGGGGGAGCGCGTAAGTATAGCAATCCTCATAAATCGACCGCCATTCGTCCTTCCGGTCCTCGGCTTTTTCTGCACGTTTTAAAACTACTTCCGGCTGTAATCGTATCATGATAGTGGAGCCCCTAACGTATCTATCAAACCCTCCTCTGTTTCACTTAACAAGAGTTGAGGTTGCGGTACATGGAACCCGAAAACACTACGGAATCGTTTTTTACCCATTGATACCCAGGGCAAATTCCCATCCATTGCTGCACTCGCCGCACTAGCACCACCGCCACCGCCACCGCCACGTTTTTTCCTGCTATAACCGGCGGGAGAACGACGGTCCACAACATAATCCCTCGGCCCTTGATAACCCATCCCATAGGTGACTGCCACTCCAGAAGCAAGACTTACTCCTGGACGAGAACCTGGGATTGCCGATGTGCCGCTCATGTCGCTGATTCCTCCGGAACTCCACTAAGAGTAGTCCCGAGCCCTAGCTCTGCATCCTCACGGAATGGAGAAAGTAACAATTGAAACCCGCCATATCGTTTGGCGCGTTTTGATGCCTCGATTTTATTTCGTTCGTCCCGTTCCTGTTGTGCCAGGATACGTTCCTGTTTCGCCAGATTCTCCTCCTGACGCTTCAAAGAAGCATAATACTCCGGACCTGGGCCGCTCGGACCTCCGCCACCAAATAAACTACCCATTAATATATCCTTGCCATCATTAAATGATCCGCTCCATCCGGCCCAAACTGTTTAAGTGTTCCTTCAGTAGTGAATTTAAGATACTTCGCCCATTTTACCGCTGCATGATTTTGCAAGTGAACAAGAATCTGGATCCGTCGTAGTCGTAGATCGGGACCAATCTTATCAAAAAAGATGGTTGCCGCCTTACACAAAAAGACCGCGACACGACTAACGCGGTTATCTCTCATCATCCAGGCTTCGGCTGTCCCCTGGAAAAAAGGAATGATTCCGGCGCAAAGCATTACTTCTCCCTGGCATAAGATTGTAAACGACGGGCCTAATGTCGCCTGATGCGCCATGTGCTCAAGATAGCCTGGGATCAGGTCAAAATTAGCTCTCTGAAATTTGTTGTGCTCCATCAACAGGAGATGAGATGGAGAAAAGTCTACGATCTTGCAGTCAGGCGGTATTATGGAGTTGAAATACATATCAATCCCTCTTAGGATTTCATCGCCTATATTTTCAGGTATATAGGTGCGTCCCCTTAGACCGGCAGGAGCCTCCCTCCTCCTCATCACAGTCCTGCCGGTCGCTCCTCCTGCACACTATGCGGCCCAGGGCATGCACAATCAGCATAGTGATCGTTACATTTCGGGCATATAGGCTCCCCGCATAATTCACAGGATTCACAATCACAGGCGAATATAACCGGCCGGCTGAAGTCAATCTCAGCCATCAAAAAACATTAAAATCCAACGGGGCAACAATCGGCCCATCACCCCGCATCGGTCTGGATCCCCGTGTAAGCCTTCGATGTTCCCCACCACCGAGACAGAGATAGCCGAAAGCATCCCCGATATGCGAGTGCATGTCCTTGACCGGAACATCCTTGAATCTCTCCTGGCCGGCAATCATCGCCACCCGCTTGAAGTGATATCCACCACCGAGTGCCTTTCTCAACTGAACACAATTTGCGTCAATCTGTAATGCCGGCTTGCCATCAACCAGGCGCGTCATCGGTGCAGCAGCAGCCTCGCGCCTGACCTGGAAGTCATTCGATACCGTAGGCTGAGCCCTGAGGCCCAACGACCGTAAATGATCGAAGCATGTCACCTCGAAAATCTCATCTCGCTTCCCGCCGGCCGGATCCCCCCAAATCTCCGGCTCGAGCTTCTCAAACCGAGTATTGAGCTCATACAACAACATCTGACCGAAACGCTCGAGGCCCATATCATTCGTTACAAGCTCATACAATATATTCCAGGTTCCGTGCTGATTGCGTTGTCCAAATACCGCTGCCGGTGTCAACCCAAAATCAAGTCCGATAACAATCGGCAAGGAATGGTCGATTTCAATCCCCTCGGTAGTCATCTGCACATCGCTGTATTCAGGCCACACCGCCTTGCCGTCCGAGACAAAAACATATTGCGCGCCAATGTAACACTGGATCCACTCGAGCTCCTTCCCACCCAATTGCTGCTCATAGTAGCCGATTGGCAGATTGCCGACATTCTCCGCCGCCTCATTAGGGATCCAATATCGACCCGCGCCAAAGGCGGAATCGGCATCATCAGCATGGCTCTCGACCATGCCGGACGGCTGTTTGAAAAATGTCCATTTATATTTCCCTCGAACCGGCTCGTCCTCCGCTAACCTAGCCCACCAGTGATCTCGGTCCATCGAGTTCGTATCCGCCCAGATCCCGCGCCACTTCGGGCCTCCAAACTTCTTGGAAGGAAATCGCCCGACACGATGTGTCAAGCCCTGGATAACCGCAAGAGGGAGTTCCCGTGCCTCATTCACCCAGGCTCCGGTCAACTCGAGGCTCAGAAGTTTACGAACATCCTTAGGCTGATCGAGGGCCAGAAAAATCACCTCGCAATCGAGCCCAGGGACACCATCTCGGGCCGGTAAACGAATATGATGCGTGAGCGGAGGACTCCACCTCATATCCCCCCACTGATTCTCCGGAAATAATTCCGCCCAGGTCTTTAACGTAGTCGAACGGAGCTCCGGATACGAGTTCCGTACCACAACAAACCGCGTATAACGAATATTATCCAGACTCGAGGGAGGTTGCTTGATTGCGCGGAGCATAACCTCGGCAGCACACGCATAGGACTTCCCAGACCCCACCGGCCCCATCAGGCCACGGAAAAAACTGTCGTCGTTCAAAAACTTCCAGGTGGTCGGCGCACTCGAGAAATCCAGACTCAGAGACTCCAATGCCTCCGATTGGACACTACGCTTCCTCCGCCTCGATTTATCAGTCCCGCTTCTCGCCATCGATTAAATAAGCATCCAATTCATAACCAAGTGCATGAAATAATTTCTCAACCGTCCGGAACTCCCCATAGGATTTTTGGTGGCCGTTCTCAATATGAAGGATAGTATATTCAGACACATCAGACATCACAGCAAGATCAGTCCGGTTCCAGTTTTTCTCCAGACGGAGCCTTTTGATCTCCCTCGCTGTCCAATGAAGAGTCATCCTTGATTACCTTGTATGTTGCTACCTCCGGACCCGTCAAATTAATTCCAATCATAGAGGGACGATTAACCCCAGAATCGGTTTCAAGCAACCCGTGATGCTTCGCCAGCAACCGGAGCGAGGATAGCTTGTCGTGCATCTCAACCTCAATCTGATTGCCATAACGACCAGGTGTCACCCGAACCTTCTTGATCGCCTTCCGCGCTCGAGGATTGAGATCCCCCGAGGAATGAAACAGCACATTACCCGAGGCATCCCAGGACAAAACATCCGTGATCTCAGCCGCAGCCAGAGCCTCGAGCTCCCCTACAACAGCAGCGCGCTTGTCCTCATCGGGACCACTCAAAGCCTCACGCGCCTTCCGGACAGAAAAGGGCTTGCTCATTCAAACATACCCCTACCTACCTCAGTAAGCCAGACACCACTACCCTTCCTTCGTGGCCGGTAAAGTAATTCTTGAGCAATCAAATGCTCTATATGGTGCCTCGCAACCGAGTCCGAGATATTCATCATTTCGGCTATCTCACGCACAAAAGGGCCACGGTTCAGATCCTCAAATACGCCAAACCACTCATTAATATGAAATAAACATTCACGTCTGCGTTCAGACAACACCTCCAGTTTCCTCATACTTCACCTTGCATGATCTTCGATACCTGTACTCCGAGCTCGTATAATGCCTCCTCGAGCGCAGTGCCACTTTTCCCCCGTTTGCTTAAAAAAATCTCACATGCGGATCCGGTCGAAGGATCAAAACCAACAGTCGCCGCAAACGTGAACCCCTCGCCAGGAACCTCAACAGTAATAGAGGGACGCCTATTCGGAGGCTCCATGCTTCATCCTCTCGAGATACAGAATAGCGTCCATCAATTCCTCCTGAGTGTCCTCGATCCATTCAGACAAAGGTTTCGGGTTATCCGCCATCGTTGTCCGATATTTTTGCATCCCCTGGATACTGCGAATCCGGAATTTATCCATAACAGCCTCGACAATCGGATCCTTAAATGTTGTTAATTCAGTCATTGGTGCAACTAAAACTCCTAAAATCTTGTGCGAACCCCCCCACCGCAAACCGGCCCCACTGGGGGGAGGGGTGGTACCCCCCTCTCAGATCGGCCCACATCCCCCATTTTTCTCAATCGATCCCACTTTTTACCCCAGATCTCACAAACCAGACCGACCAAATCCCATACCTCGGTTTGGCCTTTGTAAATTAACCCAATCCGGCCCATGTCGCCACCTGTTTGATACTTAGCGGTGGAGGTCTGCCCTTCTTCCTGGCCTCAAGGGACATCTCGACAGTCGCCTCGAGGATCTCGGTCGGTGTTACGCCGGCAATAACCAGAATTGCAGCGTCAGCCTCGGCAGATGAGGTATCAGTTGATCGGTGGACGCCGGTAGCTCGCTCAACTCCGGCACAAAACGCACGTTTCAAAGACTGAGTTTCCACCCCCCGAACCCCCCTTCCTTTCTTGGTGTCAATTGTCTCAACAGCCTCACCATCGATCTCCGCCACCAGCCTTGGTTTGATTGCCTTAAACTGTTCATAGGTTGGTAGCGGTGTCTTTACCCCATCAAACAGCACCTGGAACCTCGAGGTGTATCCTTTTCTGGACTTCCTCGGCACAGAGTATTTCTTGCCCTGGAGCCGACGCAGATATCCTTTATCAACCAGCTTTTTGAAATGCCGGCTAATAGTGTCCGGATACCTGCCCCCTATATGTCGTGAGATAGTTTCTCTGGACGGCCAGCAAACGCCGTGGGCATTGGTATGGAGGCACAGAGCTCCGAGGACTCTCAAGGTAGTTAGTCCAAGAGTATCGTCCTGTATGGCTCGAGCCGGCAGGATTGAGTATTTTCGGGTGTCTGGTTTAGAAAGGGATCGGGTCATCGAACGGGTACTTCTCTTTGTCCCTGACTTCTTTCACAGTAGCCTCAGGCCACTGCGCTTTGATGTTGATTACTTCCGGCGGAATCATCGCTACGAGTTCATCAATGTGGAACCGAAGGATTTTTTCCGGCAGATTGTTGATCGTAACACCGGCTGTGTAGACACAAACCGGAGTTCCATTTGGATGCCACCCGCACCAGACTGCTCCCGTTGGTTTGTTTCCCTGGGACCGAGCCTCGATATCCAGTTTCTTCCAGGCTCGAGACATCGCTGCCGCTGAATTATTGATCCTCTCCTTATCCTCCGATTCGATAGCTTGATCCAGGATGGTTTTCTGTTTCTTGAATCGATCCCTGAGTTCTTTTCCAACAAGTAACGGGAGTACATTTTCTCCCCAAAGTTTCTCCATTGTGAACGCAATCCGGTCGAGCTCGGCGAGCGGGACACTCGGGACAGGGACACTAGCGAGTGTCCCATGTCCCACGGTCTGTCCTGTTTTAGTCCCCTTATGTCCCATTGTCTGTCCCACGATGTCCCATTGCCTTAAAACTCCTGTATTTCTGCGGTTATTTGTCTGTCAGCCATGTCCCGCATTATGTCCCGCTCGATGTCCCGCTCGAGCAACCCGATAAATCCGTCTTTTTTGCTGATTATATGTTTTGTGACCAGTTCCCGAGCGGCTCGGTAGAACGCTTTTCGTTGGGCCTCCGGTCCTCCGTCCGACAATTGCATCCCCTTTGCGACCTCTCTCCATTTATCCTCGAGCACTCGAACCCCGTCGAAATTTCCTCCAGGTCGATGTCCGTGCAGCAACATCGCCTCGAGAAGAGCATCATAAACCACCTTTTGCGTTCCGGTCAGACGGATTCCTTTTCCCTTTGTGATTGCACCACTGGTTGACTCCAGCACCAGGGATGTCTCTGCGTCCTCGAACCCGACCGCGAACTGGACTACTTTGGACTCAAGAACAAATGGCTCGAGTGCTTCGGCATCCTTTTGCTTTTCGATTGTGATCTCGAGTAGTTTGTCAGTTCTCCGGACCAGGATTGAGACATCTACCGCCCCGATTAGCGCCGTTGATCCTCGAGCTCCCCTTGATAGATCCTTGCCGGCGTGGTGGATGGGGATGACAGCACACTCCAGCGCTGTCCGTACTCGATCCATCGCTGCCACTGCATCTCCCATATCCTGCGCGCTGTTTTCATCTGCCCTCATACACCTGGCAAGAGTGTCGAACACAACCGCTCGTACCGGCTTCTCCCTGGCAATCAAACGGATGTCCTCTATCAAGGTATCAATCATTCCTTCCTCGAGTAATCCTACAGCCTGGGGAATGACGTAGAAGCCCTCTCTTGGCTCGAGGTGTCTTTGCTCGTGCCATGCCCTAAGGCGCTTCCTGAGGCCTCCCACGCCCTCTCCGGCGATATAAATCACGATTCCTTGCCTCACCTCTGACTTTTCTAGCCACTGGATGCCGTGGGCTATCGATAAACAGACATCGAGGGCGAAGAATGTCTTGCCGCTACCAGGCGGGCCGTAGATTAATGTCATCGACCGCTCCGGTATCAAATCCTCGAGCAGCCATGTGGTAGGGGGGAGATTGAATATATCTGTGATCGAGAGCACTGGCAGAGTAGTCTCAACCCCGAGGGTTTCGACTGTGGCCTTGACCAGGCTGGTAAATTCCGTGATGTCGTGATCTTTTAGCCAATCAACGATATCACCCTTTGGTTCGAGCCCTGGGAGCTCCACCAGTTTAATGCGCGCTTTGCTCTGAAGGCTCCGGACGATGGATTGTGCGTGTTTTTTCCCGACCTCATCATTGTCGGGCAGGATGACAACCTTACGACCCTCGAGCCATTTGGCATGGTTGTCGGTCCATTTACCAGCCCCACCACTGTTACAGGTTGCGAGGAATCCGTGTTTCTCGAGCTCGAGGACACATTTTTCACCCTCGGCGATAA